GGCGGTGGCGGCGGTGGCGGCGGTGGCGGCGGTGGCGGCGGTGGTATAATGGACATTATAGGCATAGGCGGCGGCCGCGGTGGTCGTGGCAGGGGTATGGGCAGAGGTATCGGAGGTATGGGCAGAGGTGTATCGGGGGGCGCTGCTAGAGGAGTTGCCGGAGGGATTGCCGGCAAGGCGAGCAAAGGCGTAGCCACAAAATTAGGAGGCAAGGCGGCGGGCAAAATAGCAGCTAAAGCAGCAGGAAAATCTTTACTAAAGAAAATTCCAGGTTTAGGAGTTTTGGCAGGTTTAGGATTTGCTGCGAGTCGCGCCCTGAGGGGCGACTTTGCAGGCGCAGGACTGGAAGCACTATCAGGTGCTGCCGGCGGGATTGGATTCCTGGCTGCCGGCGCTGGCACTGCTGCTAGTGTAGCCATTGACGCAGGATTAGCTGCACGAGATATGAGTAATGCCAATCAAATGGAAGGCGGTATTGAAGGATCACCTGACAGTATGGCAGGCGCATTAGATGAAGCAACAGAAAATGCAGCGCCGAGACCTATTACAATGCCTAATTCTCCAGGAAATACAATTAACAATACTTCATTGAAGAATGGGGGAGAAACACCTCCACAAGGATCTACCTCAATTAGAATACAGGATAATAGTTTTATTCGCTTTCAAGATAAACGAGTTGCTAGAGTATAGCAGAAAAGGGAGCCAAAGCTCCCTTTTCTTTTTTTACTATCTTTTAAGAATTAATCTTCAGCCAATTTGGAAAAGTAGCTTAAGGTGTCGTCGTCATCATCCGCTGCCGATGCTTTGAATGATGGAGTTGGAGTAGAGCGTATCTTTGGTGCTTCTGATACTGATTCTTCTTCCATACGAGTCTCAGACAACTTATCTGCCGTCATGCTCGCAACCGGACTACCCTTCAATACCATATCCAACTTCTTCTTTAATTCCTCGTAACTCTTGAAATTATTTGCATCAACAAATGGTTGGAGTGCATGTTGCTGATCCCAAACAGCCTCAATCTCATCATCTGTACTGGCAATTGCAGTGGCAGGATCGAATTCAGACTTATCATAGTTACGATATCCTTCGACATTGCGAATCTTCAACTTGAAGTTGGCACCCTTCCAGAAATCGAACGGATTGATGGGCTCCTCGTCCTCAAACTGAGGTTGCATAATATCCTTAATCTTATCGAAAATCTTCTTGCCAAACTTGTACAAGAACACCTTCCCTTCGTTCTGAGGATTCACAGAATCCTTCACAACAAGAATATTAGCGATGTAATTTAAGCGACGCTTTTGCTTTCGAGCAATTTCCTTATTACTCTCAATGCCAGAGTTCCAAAGTTCTGAATTCAATTCAGAGACAGGATCAGGAAGATTCAACGTAGTCAAACTGTTTTCAATATACCACCGACCTGAAGGTCCCTGGAATCCATGATTCCAGACACGTACCCAGGGAAGTTCCTCGCCTTTCGCAGGAGGAAGAAAACGAATCACGGCATAGCCATTGCCTGCCTTGTCTACTGCGGGACTCCAGATACGGTCATCATCTCGCCGTTCTCCTGTAGTGGGCTTTGCAATCTTTTCCACCTCTTTCATGAGGTTGTCGAAGTTGCCACGACTCTTGCGTAAATCGGATAAACTTGTGTAAGACATGTGTGTTACTCCTTGCATATAGCGTTGTATGTGTGTATGTGAAACATATGGTACTACGGTACTGCCATAATATTAATACCTATCATCTACCTCATCATAATCTTCATCAGAATATGTATCATTAAAATAATCTTCCTCAACCTCGTTGTCAAGCATTTCGTAAATTGCTTTACGATGCTTACCGAATTTATCTTTGTCTACTTTCTTAGGTTTCTTGAAACTACGATATTCATCGTCTTCCCAATCTGTATTCTTAGACATTGAACGCCTTCTGTACAATCATTGAAAATTTTTCCTTGTTAATGTTAACAAATGGTGAATATTTATAAATCAATCTAGATGTTGATTCCCACACGGGATCATTTTTTAATTGTACATCTACTTGTTCTTTAAACTTATATAGTTTATTTAGAATTACAAGTGTTTCCAACCGACTTCTTTTACCACAATATGCCTTCAATATCACCGGATGTTCAATTTTACAATCCCATAATTCATCTATGGTGTGTACTTGTACTGACAAAAAATCAATGTCTTGTGTAAACGTATATGTTAAACTTTCTTGTATCTTCTTCCATTCCATATAGACTTCATGTCCAGTAGGTTCAAAAATGGCACCCCATTCATGACCTGACAAAAAATTTGATACAAGAAATCCTACAAATGCTTCTGAATCATAATTGTATTGCTTCATCATCTGTTCTAATTTTTTACTAAATGTGGTTTTCACTCCTGCCTTTGGTGCTCTAGGATGAATGCCGTGCCGTATGTCAAAATTATCAGTGGTGAAATGTAAACGTAACGCTGTGTAAATCTTATAGGCCTCTAGAGTGTTCATGTATTTCCAAGAATTTGATGTATCCCATTAAAATAGTCTAAGTGATGTCCCCCGTCAATTCCGTTATCAAGAACTTTCACTAACGGCGCGGGATCAGATACATTCCAGTTGATATCCTTTCCTGCGATTGTATTCCAAAACATGTTAGGCTCCCAGATGGAATGATGATATGATCCGCCAGGTATACCTATAGGCACCTGTTCGGTTTCACCTGTAATCCATGCAAAAATTTCATCATACAACGGAAAGACTACATTTTTTGCATCTTTCCAAAACGGGGTATCATTGCGATTCGATGTCTTATACTGATTGAGAATAAATGCCACCCATAGTTTATAATGCCAATCTAAGTTATCATTTGCATCTTGTATAGTTGTTTTGCCTAATAGAATTTTTTTCAGATGTGAAATTCCACTTGTTGTTAGACTTAAACCAGGTGCGTCTAGTGGCTCCACGAATCCTGCCGCCATGCCAATAGTACAAGTATTTTTCTTGAAAGGAGCCACTGCTTTACGTGGTGTGAAATCTACAATAAATGGATCAATCTTAAAATTTCTATCACCTACGTTTTGAAGAAATTCATGTGCCGCTTCATCGTCGGAAATGTGATTACTGCTATATGCATATCCTGTGCCCACGCGGCTCCACGTGGGAGTAATCCATCGCCATCCGTTTTTCATTGTTCGTGCTGTCGTGTATGGAACAAACTGTGCTCGCTTGTCTGTATATTCCATAGGACCTGCAATGGCGCGATTAGTAAGTAGAATATCATTATAATTTTGATACTCCTCTTTAAACACACGTTGATTGAACGCAGTCTGTCCAATACAACTTACAAAATAATCAGCAACAATTGTTCGTTCATCATCTAGTACTACACTTGCCGCTTCACCATCAATATAATTCAAATCAAGTGCGGTTCCCACAACATGAATAATTTTGTTATTGGCTTTCGCCATGTCTTTCATGGTACGAATGAACATATTCGCATCAAAATGTATAGCCGCGCACATTGATCGGTCGTGTAACGTTTCATCGTACTTTTTAATATACAAATGATTACGCATCACATAATTTATTACAGGTGAAATATATTCATTAACCTTGTCATCTTTCGGTTTTTTCCCCAAACGCCGTTCGGTATTTAACACATTTTCATTCTGGGTAATGAATTCATGTAAAAAAGGTTTATCGCTCCAGCCATCATAATATACACCAAACTTTAACGCTGCGTCAATGTCGGTCAGAAATTTCATGAAATGTTTGCATGGGTTATCTAGGTTGTATCCAAATACCTCTTCTAGATAAGACATAAAAGTTAGTGTAGTAGATTCACCCACACCAATCGTAGGAATTTTATCTGATCCTACGATTGTAATTTTCGAAACATTCGGTAGTTGAGCTATTGAATGAGCCGTCATCCATCCAGATGCGCCTGTGCCAACAATACAAATATGCATAATTTATAGGGGTAGTTTACTTGACTTCTTTAATAAATTCATTTCCTCTGCTTCTGCACGAATCTTTTCTTTGAGAGAACTTGATATAAGCCCCGACATGGCAGAAGTATCAATGTTATTATTTTCACAATATTCCATAATCATTTCCATATATCCAATTTTGCGCCTTAAAGATTCACGCTCAATATGTATTGAAAATTCAGTGGGACTGGTGAATTCTCGTGTAATGAGATATGTCGCGGTTAGTGCAACATTCTGTAATTCAAGAGGTTGAGGTGTTTCTTCTGGGCTCATAAAATATATGGTTTCCTATTTGTGTGACCGGCTGCGCAAAATTCCAGTCTGGGTTAATTGAGGTGTTATGAAAATATAACGCTTTTTTTAATCTAGCGACTCGTAGATTGCGTGTCAATATTTTTTCAGCAAGTTTTTCTGTTTGACGATACCGAGACAATTCAAAGGGAGCTTTTGGACCACATGTCCAAGAAAACTGGCACCCTCGTTTGTTCCTTTGATATACCACATCACACACAGTATCAGGAAAGTCACGATGCTTCACTCTGTTTAACGTTACAGTAGCAACTGCCAACTTACCTTCATAACTTTCGTATCCTGCCTCGTAGTATATGTTTTTTGCGAGACACGATACTTGTTTTTTAAAGTTGATGGTAAGTTTTTTTTGCTTTGCTATTACTGCGTGTTGAACTACTTTTTCGGCATTGTAGTAATCACCTAATTTAAACGGAAACAATGTCAGTAATATGGCTAAAATTATAATTCTTTTTAACATGTGTGTTCCTCCCGTATACTAAAAATATAACATGCGTTGCGTCTTATGTCAAGTACTTGAGTGGATAGTTAAACACCTTATAATCATCATAAAACAACATTTCTACCACCTTCACAAACTCTGGTTCATTGATATCAATGTCTAGTGTTACATCATCTGTGGAATTTTCATGGGGGATTTGCGTTATATCATATCCTAGCGTTTGTTGTATCCATGTATTAAACTCATGCATTTTTTCATATTTGAACACCTGTATTTTCGGGTGGTATGCAAATTCCGCCTGTGTGGAGAAAAATGACTGAATGAACATGGGATTGTTGGTTTTAAATACCTTATTGATGCCAGGTCTAGATACATTGTGGCGTGTAGGATACCGTTTCAGATAGCAGTTTTTAATAAAATTCTCGGACAAAAATTCTATACACTGTTGGGTCGAGGTCAAAAACTCTGTGGAAAAATTGTGACCATCACATATTTTACCAGGAGTGGCTTTATTGAACCAACACTCCCCTTCACTGTCACCGCAAAGTTTTTTCTGCTGCAACATAAATTTCAATGAAGAATAAAATCTTGCCACCGGGTGGCGCACTACAGTGACGCCAGGTAAAATTCTTTTGTACTTTTTTATGGCGTCTTGATATGTGTAGTGCGCATGCACCCCTCGCGCTATACGGGATTCTTCGGAAGCATCGTTATACCTGTCGAAAAACATTTTATAGGAATGCGTTCCGGTTCTAGGTATTTTGATCCAAATATATTCTTCACTTAGTATCATAATTATGAGTAGGAACTATGGCGTGCTAAAATGAACTACTGGGGTCAAG